ACCCCTCCACTTCGTGACGGTGATGCCGGCGGCCGCGAACTCCTCAGCCATGGACGAGATCGGGGCCCCGCGGGTCTGGAAGGTGACATGGTCGGGCTTCACTCGCCGCTCCGGTGCCTGCAACCAAGGGATGATCCAGTCGGTGCCGGGTCGTTCGACCGCGAGCTCGGCGCGCACCCTGCCGTCGGTGTCCCAGAACGCGATGACGATGTGCGCCATGGTGCGGTCGTGGGACAGGTCGATGCCGTACACGGCCGGCCGGGCGGTGTCCCGCTCGACCTGCTTGACGCTGGTCGCGAGCCACGACCCGGTCGGAAACGGGCCCGTGCCGACGAGGTTCACGAACTGGCACATCACCTCGGTGCGGAACACCCACTCCGGGTCCGTCGCCGCCGCGGCTGCGATCGAGCGTTCATCGATGGTGTACCCGAGCGACGGGTTCGCTTCCTGCCAGCCCTCCCGATCCCAGATGCCCCGCTTCGGGCCCGCGGACCACTCAAAGATCCCCAGCGAGTCGTCAGCACCCTCGGCCTCGTCGACGTCGGCGAGTTCGGCCATGCCGTCTTTGCCGTCAGGCCAGTCGAGGGCGCGGTGCGCGAGCGAGCGGAGGTGGCGCAGCACGATCGAGGCGACATCGCCCGCGTTGGACGCAGCCCACACCTGGGCGAGGCGGCGCGCCATGGTCGTCTTCGTGACCGCGCCCCACGCCTGCCAGTTCTGGTGCTCCCGGAGCTCGTCGAGGAGCACCAGGTCACCGGACAGGCCGCGGCCACCACGCCGCGACGCCGCCGCGACCTTGTACCGTTCGCCGGTGTCGAGGCGCAGCGCCTTCTTGCCGTTCGTGCGGTCCACGTGGTCGATGAGCTCGGCGAGCTCGGGGATGCCCTCGGCGATCTCGACCGCGCCGGCCCACTGCTCCTCAGCGATGTCGAGGGACTGGGCGGTGCCGATCACGAGCGGCGCGCCCTCGGCGTACATCCGCCACAGTGCGAGCACCTGCATCAGGGTCGACTTGCCGTTCTGTCGGGCCACGAGCAGCAGCACCGTCTTGAACCGGTACGACCCGTCCGCGTTCAGCTCGAGCGCCCGGATCAGGAGCGCCTTCTGCCACGGCAGCAGCTCGATCTCAAGAATCTCTTCGGCGAACTCGATGCACGCGAACCCCTTGGACGTCTCCGGGGTCAGCTCCCGCAACGGCTCCGTGCAGATCCGCGGCTCCGTCGAGCCCATCCGCTTAGCTCGGAACGCCGCGCCGGCCGGTTCGGCAACCGCAGCACGGTACGCGGCACCCGGCCCCTTCGTGGCGCTACGCCGTCTTGCCGCCGCGGAGGGCGGTGAGCTTAGCTTTCTTGCCACTCACGGCCTCCTGCTTCAGCTCGAGCCGCTTGCGACCCATCGGAGTGAGCCCGAGCTGCTCGCAGTACTTCAGGTACGTCGGGATCGACGTGTTGTCGTTCTGAGGCAGCGGAGGCTTCTGGTCAGCCGGAGTCCACTCGATGATCCGCTCGAGCAACTCATCCCACGACTGGATCTTGTAAGCCAGTGCCCGAAGCGCCTGCACCGCGCCATCGTCCAATGGGGTCAGGTGAGTCGCCGCAGCGATCGCCTTCTCCGTCGCCTCGACCAGGGTGTCCATCGGGTCGGGCATCGCGCACCACCCTTCTCGCGCGTGCGCGCGCGACCCCCCTCACCATTCCCGGGGGGAGATAGATCACTGCCGGTGGATTGTCCCGGCCCGGTGGTTGTAGAGATTGCGACGCCCCTACCCTCGGCGGGATCATGTGGCATGCGGATCAAGTCGAACCTGAAGCAGGCTGCACGGTACCAGGGGGCGTTGAAGTCACTTGCGGCGAAGGGTCTGGATCATCCTGCGCGGCTGAGAGATGCGGGTGACGTGCACGTGGCCTCTGTGGATGGTGTCGATGTGGGCGTGCTGGTCACCAAGGACATGGACTCTCGCATCGTTGGTCCTGACGCCGGTTTGATGTTCGTCAGGGTGCAGGAGTCGCAGTACGGGAAGGGCGACCTGTGGGGTGCGCTCTACGTCGAGGTGCGTGACCCGGTGGCTGAGGAGATCATCGTCACCATGAACGCTCCGGCGAAGAAGCGGAAGCGGTTCGGTCTCTTCTGACTACCCGGCGGGCCAGTCCTTCGCCCACGGGTCCGTGTCGTCTTCGTCGTTCTCGTCAGGTGTCGGGGGCTTCTGTCGGAAGACGTCTTCGACTACCTGCTTGCGTTCGTCCAGCGGGATGCCACGCATGAGGGCGTGGAGGGCGATGCGGTTGGCGACGCGCTGCTGCTCGGCGAGGGCGAGGAGTGCGCGTGCGATCGACTGGTCGCTCATGCTGCGTCGTCGCTGCTGTCGAGGTCGAGCCGCGGGGTGACTCGGGATTCGCCGGGAACGGTCACCGGCTCGAGCCCGGACAGCGTCACTTCCACCGTGCTCGACAGGGAGGTGCGGTAGGGGTGTCCTCCCCAGTCGCTCATGACGACGACTTCGCCGGTATCGATGACGAATCTGTCGAGGCGTCCTTTCAGGGTGGTGTGCTCGTCCACTTCGATGGTGACGATCTGGCCGATGTAGTCGCGGGTGAGTGCTTCGGCGGGAACTCCGACGCTGGGCTGGATGGGAACCTGAGACATGGTGGGAACCTGCTCTCTCGTCGTTACTCGGGGGTGTCGGCGGTGGGGGCGGGCTGGCCGCCTTCCCGCTCGGCCTTGGTGGGGCGGGTCTTGGGGCGGCGCTCCTCGTCGGGGTGCCAGACTGCGTGCTTCGGTCCGACGGTGTAGTGGCCACCGTCGACGGGGATGTCCAGGCGGGTGGTGTCGTCGGGGACGTCGTACTCGTTGCCGGCGAGGGGGCCCTCTTCGATCGTGATGCGCTTCATGGTGTCTCCTCCCGGATGAGCCGCTAGTGTTCGATCTGTGACGCCCACGCCGATACCTCCCGGCGGAGGACCGGACCTCATCGAAGTGATGGTGAATCTCTTCGCTGCTGCTGGTACGTGGGCGGGAGCTATCGCGTCGTTCCTCGCGGTCCTTGCGGCGCTCGTCGTTGCGTTCTGGCAGGTCATCGAGCGCCGAGCGGAACGCCGCCGATCTCAGGCAGCGAAGATCAGCGTTTGGACTGAGTTTGTGCCCGCCGAAGAGGATGATCTCGACGAGGTTGCGCACATTCTGAATTCGTCAGACGAAGCGATCTTCTCCGTCGTCCTCACGGCGGGAGTAATGAACAAGGGGGATGGACAACTCGTGTACGGCGAGGATCTGCTGAGCGTCGCGGTGGGCACCGTTGCACCGGGCCGATGGGTAGCGTCCGTCCCAATTCGCTACTTCGAGCTCAGTGGAATGAGCGGCATCCGCGCCCTTGGTATCACCTTCGTAGACGCCAATGGACTGACCTGGCAGCGCACGCCGCGCGGGCGACTCACTGAGTTGCGCGGAGAGCCCTTGGAGGCGTTGGGGCTCAGTAATCCGTTCCCTCACTGGTCCCATCCCTCGCGACTTCCTTAGATCACCACACCTCCGACGTGATCCCAGTGGAGGCGGCGGTGCTGGTGGATGCGCCGGCGTGCCTGTTGCAGCGGTGATGCTCCGGCTGCACGTTGTTGGGGTCGAGCTCGAGGTGCGGGTGTGTCTTGACGGGGAGGATGTGGCCGAGTTCGAAGGCGTCGCGGGTGTTCGCGGGGGCGTCCCAGTCGATCGGTTGTCCGTCTCTAGCGCAGGGCCTGTTCTCGGCGCGCCATAGGGCTTTCATCTGCTCGCGGAACTCGCGCTTCTGGCGGGTGTTCGTGCGGGCCATGGGCGCTCCCTCATCGCGGGTTACCTTGGCGTCCGTGCCCGCCTCGAAAGATGTAATGCGGTCGTTATCGCATGCCATCTCTCTTGGGGTGCCGTCGTGTCACTGGCGTCCCGTAGTGTGCGTTCATAGCGGACCCGCCCAGGAGCCGCAGGACGGAACGAACAGTTGGATAAGTGGGAAGAGACCCAGAATGCCCTATACGACGCAATCAAGGCGGCAACTGATGAATTGACGCAATCCGGGGCCAACCCGAGGGTGCAATCCGACGTGCTGCTCGGCCTCGCTCAGGCTTACCGCGCGGTCGCGGGGGGTGTGCAGCCTGCAAGCGTCATGATACACAAATAGCAGCCTGCAAGCGTCGTGATACACAAATAGCAGCCAGCTCGAAGGCCCCAAATTGCGAGCTAGGGAGACGTCCGCACATCGCCGGTGGCGCAGCTCAGGAGTCAACTTCGACCTCCAGTTTGAGCTTGATCCGTTTGCTGGAGATGAGAATGATGGCGGATATTTGGCGCGACACACACGAGGTTGGAGAGCCGCTTCGATTAGCCGCCGAGCGACGCGACCAGACAGTTGTCGATGGGGGCACTGAAGCCCCGATAATGTAGCGACGTGAAACGCATCGTTGGCATCATCGTGCGATGCATAATCGCTGCTCTCGCTCTTGCCGTGCTCGGATTGAGAACTGCGGTCCAAGTGAAGTGGATGCAGCCCAATCCCACTTTGGAGTTCTGGCTCGTTATAGCGGCCGGCGTGCTGGTATTCGCGGACGCTATTCGATCGGCTTGGGTGGCGTTTAGGCGTCCTGATGTCGAAAAGCAGGCAGCTTCATTCCGTAAGACCGTTCGAGCTGCACAGCTGACGATAGCCGACGAGACAAACTACAAGGTTCAAGACCTTGGCGGTAGCGTCTTCGTGATAGCGGGCCGGAGGTGGCTACGGTGGAACAAGCATCTGAAGCGGGTGTCCCGGGTGCGCTTCTCTGACTATCCAGCCGAGTCAAAGGTGGACTGGGTGAAGGGAAAAGGAGTCATCGGGGAAGTCTGGGAAACAGGCTCGCTCGCCTACGAGAACTTGCTGCCGATCTGCCTGACGTGGGGTCGTTCTCGACGGCATACAGAGGACGAATTCCGACTCTTACCCGAGACGCAGCGGCAGAACTTCAGCTTTCATGAATTCGGGATTGTCGCCTCGAAGTACGCCGAAGTGATTGCTGTACCCATTGTCCGACCCGATGGGAGATTAATCGGGGTCTTCGCTATGGACGTGGTGTTCAGTGAACACAGGCCCGATGACGAGGGCCACCTTGACACAGAAAACGTGCGGCGGATTATGACAGAAACAGCCGGCATCCTGAGAGGCGAACTCAGCTAAGTAATGTATTTTGATGAAAAGAGAGGAAGCGCGTGATGAGTAACCTCAGAGACATAACCGGTAGGACGCCCGACCAAGCAGCAGAGGCGCTGTATCGGACGCTCGAAAGCCTCCACCCCGATCGAGACTTGACGATTGCGATGCAGAAGGCCCGTTCGTCGCGGACCAACAAAGGATCGGAAGAATCAAAGACCGAGACTAAGCGTAAGGCAGGCTTCTCTCGGATCTGAGTATCTGACGCTGAACCCCCGGGGCGGAAACGCGGCCGGGGGTTTTCAGTTACATGGGGTCGCGCTGCAGAGACCCTTTCGTCGCCTGACATTCAGTCACGAAAAAAGCCCCAGCAGAATGCTAGGGCTCGATTCGAAATTGGCGGCTGGTTTCTGGGGATACAGATCGCCTAAGGCAATCTTACTGGACAACTGGTGCGTGGCTCTAGGGGTTCCAGCGTGTCTTCAATTCGGGTTCCGCGGCGAGGATCTTTCGGTAATGCGCGAGAAGGTCGTCGACGCTGATCCACCGCCTCCCCATCACCCGCTGCGCCGGCAGGCCGTCCCTGAGCCAGCGTTCGACGGTGTCGCGCGATCGGCCGACTCGGCGGGCTGCTTGAGCGATGGTGACATGCGAGTCAAGCTGCGAAGAGTTCGGCATATTCTTTGAATCCCTTCGGGTCGAGGGTCCACCCGCAGTGCCCGCACGCCACCTTCACGTCCGCGTCCTGGCCGGCCGTCAGAACAACGGATACTTCCTGCTTTCCGCAGGTCGGGCAGATGCGCTTCTCTGCCGGTCGCACCTTGCGGGGCTCGATCGGGTACCGGTCCCGGAGGGGAACGACACCGAGGGCGTCTTCCCACCCCATGACGACGTCATCGTGGAGCTCGCCCACCATAGGCAGGTAAGCGATGGATTCCAGGCGGATCAGAAACCAGTCGGTCAATTCGCTCATGAGGTCGTGAGCTTCCCGGACTGTGAGCGGGCCGCGGAACCCCTGGACCTCTTGGAAATTAGCCCAAACGGCCACGGAGGGTTGGGGAACTCGCATCGCGCCGCCTACTACCTCGGTCCAGAGCACGAACTTCGCGAACAGGCAGTCCGCGTCGTCGAGCGCGGTCACGTTCAACGGTGCTGGCGGGTCTGATTTTCCGCGAGGCATGCCATCGTTCGCCGTGGACGTGGGAGTGAGCTGCGCTCGGATGTTCGCGACGAGATCCGGGGCCAGGCGAATCGCGTACTCGATGCGGCGGTAGCAGGACGCGCATAGCAGCCCGTACTCGGCCAGTCGGGGCATGTCCGGTTCGTCTTCGTTCATCGGCGTAGTGATGCATCCACGGATGCACGGCTCGTAATTCATGGATTCTCCGTTTCTTGGTTTCGCGACCCTTTGGGGGAACCGCAACTGTGAAGCCGTCACCGGAACGACCTCAATTCGAGGGAGCCGTTCTTGAACGTCTCCGGGTGCTTTGCCAGCCGATGGAGCACCCCGGCTCGCTCAGCTTCCGCCGCGTTGAACATCCGCTCCTGACCGGCGTGGCAGGCTTCGCAGAACCACAGCCAGAAGTGCATTCGTCGCGGGCCCCCGGCCCGCATGATCAGAATCGCTTTGGGTGGGGCGGGTGGAGGCTTTGGGATCTGAACTCTCTTGATACTCATGTGTCTCCTTTTCGGCGGGTCAGAGGTTGCCGCGGTAGTCGTCGACGCGGGAAATCTCCCCGCGCCAGATGAGTTCCACGAGCGAGGTGCGGCCGACGCGGTTCTTCGCCACGTCCATGAAGAACGTGGCGGTCTCCTCCTCACGGGAGAGCAACACGACCATGTCGGCGTCCTGCTCGATCGCACCGGACTCACGAAGATCTGCGACCGTGGGCTTCTTGTCGGGCCGGTTCTCGGGGTTGCGGTTCAGTTGCGAGAGGGCCACAACCGGGACCATGAACTCCTTCGCGATGAGCTTCAGCTGACGGGAGTAGTCCGCGACCTTCTCCTGCCTGCGCTCGTTGCCGGGGGTGTTCATCAGCTGGATGTAGTCCACGAAGATGCCAGTAAGGTTGCCCTTGCGAGCTACGGCACGGGCGTGCTTCCGCACCTGCGCCGGCCCCACGTCGCCGCGATCGTCGATGTAGACCTCAGAGACGAATTCCGGGCGCTTCCGGGTGACCGCATCCCATCCCCGGCCGTCGAGCTTGCCGCGCGAGAGCGCCGAGATGTTCACGCCGGCCTGCGCGGCGATGCCCCGCAGGGTCAGCTCCTCCTTGGTCATCTCGAGGCTGGAGAACGCGACCACACCGAGCTCGCCGAGCTTCGATGCCATCTGGAGTGCCACGACCGTCTTCCCGATCCCGGGGCGCGCTGCGAATACGTGCAGCGCGCCCGCCCGCAGCCCGCCGATCGCGTCGTTCAGCGACGGCCACGGAGTCGGCGTGTAGGCGTCGCTGCGCGTGACTCCCTCGATCGAGGAGGCCCACAGTTCGGGCATCGACTGCAGCGGTGTGCGCCGGACGCCCTCGGCGCGGTCGATATGCTTCCTGGCATACTCCAGCATCTCGTCCGGCGTCAGGTTCTCGTCGAGCTCCTGGAGGCCCTTACCCACGGCAACGAGGTCGCGCCGGAGAGCGGCCGCGGCAATCCGCTCGGCGTGATGCTCGGCCAGGTCGGCGCGGCCCGTTACCTCCGCCACATCCCCGGCGACGACGAGCCCGTCGTCCTTCGAGAGCACCTGCATCAGTCCAGCGAGATCGACTGATCGGCCGAGCGCGTGGATGGATGTCATGGCCTCGTAGATGCGGCCGTACTGGATGTTCGAGAACTGCGCCGCGGTCAGGTCGACCTCGTCGAGCGCGCGACCGCCGGTCTCGAGCACGATGCCGAGCATGGTCAATTCGGTGACCGGGAGGCTGTCAAGCTGCATCCGGGCCACCGAACCTCTCCCGGCCCACCCACGGGTCACGACACCCCTCGACGATGTCCGCAGGTGTGACCCACTTCGACGAGCGGCGGCGGAACTCGGCGAGCGCCGTTCGTGCCTCCGCCAGCGTCAGGTGGCCCAGAATCTCGTACCAGGCTTCGACAGTCACCTGGGTGACGTCACGGTTGTCAACCGCCTGCACCGCGAGCAAGAGCTCGGTGATCTCCTTCTTCGTCAAGCTGGCCCCCTTCCTCGGCGGCGTAGCGCTGCATCAGCTGCAGCGTGGTCATCTGCTTGGAGTTAGCGACCGCCGCCGAGATGGCCGGCGCGGTGTGCTCGTCGGTCCAGCGGTCATCGTTCAGCCACCCCTGCGGCCACTTCACCTTCGACGGGTCCGGGTTCGGGCCCAGGCTGACCTTGTAGGCGCGCACGCCCGCGAGGATCTGGTCGGCGGTCGCCCGCTTCAGCGCTTTCTCGTAGGCGAGTCGAGCGGGCTTCTTGCCTTTGCGGATCGGGTACTCCGACCAGAATTCGTCGAACGGGTCAATGACCACCGCTACAGTCACCGCATCGTTAGATGCGCGTTCTTCTTCTACTTCTTCTATCTGTTCTTCATAGAAGGAAGGATTTGGGAAATTTCCCATATCTGATTTGGGAATCTCACCACCTCTGATTTGGGAACCTTCACGCATCTCATCCGGGCTACTTCCCAGATGAGGTCCGCGATCCTCCACGAGTAGTCGATATGACTTAGTGCGGTCGTAGTTGTCCCCGCGGAGGTGGTGAAGGGCGCTAGCGATGAGTCCCCGGTCGATCGCTCGTTTCAGCGCATACCGCACCTGATCCAACGTCAAGCCGGTCTCGTCCGCGAGGCCCTGAACACTGACCGCCCACCACACGAGCCCGTCATCGTCTATGTACGCCGTCTTGTACTCAGGCTTCGTTCGGAAGTCGATCAGGGCAACGACCAGCGCCTCATTCGCGCCGCCGCATACCCGTACCAGTTCCGGTCGAACTGAGATGAATGTGCCAAGTAGCGCCGATCTCGGGACTCCGGTCATACCGCACCCCCAGCTTCTCGTTCCGGCTCCACAGGGAAGGTCGAGTTGATAAGTGCGGCGAGTCGAGACCCGACGATGGAGAGGTGGGTGACCAGCTGATCAGAGCTAACATCGGCCGCGAGGGCATGCTGGGTGATGATCAGAATATTGCGAACCCCGGCCGCCATTTGAGTGCTCGTGAAGCCAGCCCGGGCGATATCCTCCCAGTCAAACTGTGGCGACACCGCAGGATTGACTTGATTTCCGTGATATTCGTCGGATCGAGAATCGCCGCGATGTGCTCAAGAGCCGTATTGACGCCCTTCTGATCAAGCTCGTTCATTTGGGTTGCGCTCGCATCACGCGGCCCCCTTCCGAATTGTGGGCGTGACCGTGTGAGCTTCCGGCACTCGGCGGTCGCCCATTGCAGGTCAGAGATGAGGCCGCCGATCTGGTCGGGGGTGCAGAAGCAGTCGGTGGCGTACACCTCGATTCGCCAGTGGTCGTCGTACTCGGGCTTCTCCACGTTGATCGTGTACTTCTCGGTGTCGATCGGTTCGAGCGCGTGCAACCAGTCCTCCCGCTCGCCCTCGTGGTAGGTCTCGATGCACGCCTCCACCTTGCAGGGGTATACCAGCGGGATCGGGTTGCCGAAGCTGTTCACGCGCACCAGGCCGGGAGCGCCGGAGAGGAAACTGAGGGCGAACTTGTAGGCGTCCTCGCCCTGCGCTGTCGTGATTTCGTCCCACCCGAAACGCAGCAACCTTCCGGCCTTGGCACCTTCGACCACCCTCATTAGTTTGGCGAGATCGCCAATGTCAGCGCCCTTGAAAACGTTGACGCGGAAGCGGCGGTTGGGTGTGGCGATGATGGTTCCGGCCTTGCGATACCACTTGCCGTTGTCTGCCTGCCACGTGCGCACCTCGCGGCTCTCGTCGGGCAGCACGACCGTGGGCAGCGACGCCAGGTTGAGTTCCGCCCACAAGATCTCGCCGTCGCTCGCTTCGCCTTCGTCGAGGTTCCAGTAGGCGTCGGGCGCGTCGGTGGGCGGTAAACTTGTAACGTCGTTCATGATCGTGTCCTTCTCTGACGGGTTGGTTGCGGTTGTTGCCTCCGGGTTGGACTGAGGAGTTGCAGCTCCTGTGATGTCCAGCTCGGGGGCTTTTGTGTTGTTCAAGACGCCTCCTGAGCGGTCCCGGTGCGCGCGGTCGACTCCAGCCAGGCGAGGCATTCCTCGAGCTCGTAGACGACCTTCTTGGGCGAGGGCTTGTAGTACCGCGGCCCCTTCCCTCGAAAGCGAAGCTGCGAGAGGCCCGCGCGAGTCATGCCTGGGATAAGGTCGCAGACTTGGTCGGGGCTCAGGTACGTCCGCTGCCGCTCGGTGACGGCGGGGTTGGTAACTGCCATTCCGTTCCTCCTACACATAATCGGGAAAACTGTGTCTCAATTCAGATTACACATAATTATCGATATTGTGTGAGCGTGTCCGAAAATAGTGAACCAACCACGCTTGGATTGAACGTCGCTCGTTATCGACGACGAGCAAAGATCAGCGGGGAAGAGCTGGCAAAGCGCGCTGGGACGGGCCTGACCCGTTCGATCATCGCCAACCTCGAGAACGGCCGAAAGGATGACCTCACCGTCAAACAACTCATGGCGGTCGCGTTCGTTCTCGGCGTGTCCCCCGCAGACCTCCTCTTCGACCTGAGCGAGCCATACTTGTTTGTTCCGCTCATGGGTGACGAGACAGGGCCGATCGAAGCTCAGGCGTGGTTGGCGCGCGGCTGGTTCGGCGGATCGCGAAATCTCTTAGAGATCCGGCCGACGTATGAAGGTGAGGAGATCGAAGCCCCGTTCGTTCAGCACGTGGGCGCTGAGGACTACTTACTGCGGCAGCGCGACTCGAATCTTTACGCACTTGAGGCTCACTTGGAGCAGTTGGCTGACGTGAAGGAAGGCGCGACGTTTACGCGGCATCCCAACATTGGCTTGAGCGAGAAGGACCTAGCCGAGAATATTCGCAACTTCCGCGCGACTCTTTACGAAATCGATCGGCAGCTTCGCCTGCTCGGTGTGAATATCGACCGGCCTGTGGTTCATCCCGGCCCGCCCTTCTAGGCTATGGCGACGATCACTGCCTACCAGACGGCAAAGGGCAAGCGGTATCGGGTCATCTACCGGAAGCCCAACAACTCGCAGAGCAGTAAGCGCGGCTTCCGCACGAAGCGTGACGCCGAGTTGTGGGCGGCCAACCACGAACTAACCAAGGCATCGGGCGAGTTCATCGACGGGGCGGCAGCGCGCGCGAAGTTGACAGAGTTGGGCGAGGTGTGGTTGTCGTCGCAGACGCACCTCAAGCCTTCGTCGCTGCGGCCTATCGAGATCGCCTGGCGGATCTACGTGCTCCCCCGGTGGGGCAATGTTCAGGTCGGTCAGATCCGGCACACGGACGTGCAGATGTGGGTAGCTGAGATTGGCCGCGAGAGAAGCGCGACGACCGTCTTGCGGGCCTACGGCGTGCTCGCCGCGATCCTCGACGGGGCAGTGCGTGATCGTCGCATCTCGTCGAATCCGGCTCGCGGGGTGAACCTGCCTCGGAAGGGCAAGAAGGGTCGCGCGTACCTGACCCACGATCAGGTTGCGGCGCTCGCTCGAGAGTCGAAGAAGATGTCGACGCTGGTCTACACGCTCGCCTACTGCGGGCTCCGGTGGGGCGAGGTAACCGCTTTGCGGGTGCGCTCCGTTGACCGGGCGAGGCGACGTCTCAAGGTCGAGGAGAACGCCGTCAACGTCGGAGGCGTGCTGCACGTCGGCACTCCGAAGACGCACGAGACTCGCAGCGTCCCGTACCCGGCATTCCTTGACGACCTGCTGCCGATCGAGGGGAAGACCGGTGCCCAGCTCGTGTTCGGTACCGGCGACTATCTGCGCTCCCCCGATGGCCGGCGCGGGTGGTTCGTGAGCGCCCTGAAGCGCTGCCAGGAGGCAGACCCGGAGTTCCCCACAGTCACAATTCACGACCTACGCCACACCGCGGCGAGCCTAGCCGTCAGTTCGGGCGCGAACGTCAAGGCGGTGCAGCGGATGCTCGGCCACGCCTCCGCCGCGATGACGTTGGACACGTACGCCGACCTATTCGACGACGACCTCGACGACGTTGCCGCTCGCCTCGATGAGGCTAAGCGTGCTGCGGATGTTGCCAGAATGTTGCCACCGACCAAGCCCGGGAACGAAGAAACCCCCTGA